CCGGTACTAGCGCCATACTCATGGGTCATCCGCCGACTTTGACAATAGGAAGCAATCAAGGCATCCCGTCGAAGACGTCCGCTCGTTCATAGTCAGCAGGGGGTTCAAAAGACATAAGTCCTCGTTCCCGCTCCCACTCAACTAATTCCTTAGCAGTACACCCCTCAACCAACTCTTCTACACGTCCCTGATCATCAGGCCACCAACAAGTGGTGGCCCGACGACGATACTCCCAACCCAACGCTGGCGCGGGGTTAACGCGACGAAGAGTAGCAAAAGCTTTCAAAAACCGAAGTCTTTTACTCGGCTTCTTCCACTCCTTCCAACGTCTTTCCCATCCCGTCCCTAGAACATTAATCCAATAATCTTTAACGAGTTGACCTCGTGTTGGAGAAACGGTCCAAGTCAGGGATATCAACTCCTGCCAAAAAGTCTTCTGCAAGGCGTCTACACGCGCTTGCGGAGTCTCAGGCCCCTTAGGTAGAGGAGGTGCAAAAGGCAACTCATACCAAACAGGAGAATAAAACTCGACTTTACCGGTGACCCGGCAGGACTTGACGTCCACTCTTTTCCATCCCCCGGGGACAGACCCCCACTTCAACTTGCTGGGACTCTCCGGCAACACGTCAGCCGACGCATGCACAGAGTCAAAGTACCAACACTCTCTTTTCCAGAGTCCCGACTCTTTCAAAGAGGATATCGAAGCGGGGATACCAAGCCCCCTCCTGACAGACCGTCCGGAAAGCGAAATGAAACCGCGGAAATGCTTAAGAAAAAGCACTTCAGCACGGAGTTTCGCCTCCAACCTGAAACCTCGAGTAAAGGACCTATACGAGCCAGCAAGAGCTCCAAAATCCTCAAAGGCCTTGCCGAAGCAAGCTACTCGAGTCACAGGGATGAGTCTAGGCATCTTATTCGTCCTCGCCCAGAAGAAAGAACTGTTGAGAGAGAAATACTTCTCACTCACCAGGGTCTTACCGCGGCTCAGAACAAGTCCTACCGAAGACACAAATTCGGACCAGATTTCGTACCGTGCCCGATCCGATCGGAATACAATGTCGTCCCCGTTTATCTTGACGGGAATCGTCCTTGGGAAGACCCAACGAAAGGCGACATAGTTTTGGAGACAGAGCAATTGGAAACAAAGAAGATTCCCCATCAACTGGCCCTCCGATTGGATCGGTATCTTCAAATCCGGGTACTTGATACGACAGCGCAAGAACGCACGCGCTGCTTCCCAAATCGTAGCAGGTATATTTGAAGACATAGACTGGAG